CAGACTAAGCCACCATTACAAGTACCTAGCTACCTTAAAAACCGTGATGTAGACAGTCTTCCGGGTGGTGTTACGTTTATTGATGGTCAACAAGGCAAAATTGAAACTGCTTTTAATGTAAATCTAAACTTACAGCACCTATTACAGGACATACAGGACGTTCGTGGTCGTATAAATAGTAGTTTTTATGCTGATTTGTTTCTTATGTTGGCTAATGCTACTGATACTAGAATGACTGCAACAGAAGTAGCAGAACGACATGAAGAAAAACTGCTTATGTTAGGGCCAGTACTAGAAAGATTACACAATGAGTTGTTAGATCCATTGATTGACAATACATTTAACAGAATGATCGAAGCTGGATTAGTGCCACCCGCCCCAGAAGAGTTGCAAGGCATGGATTTAAGCGTAGAATTTGTATCAATGTTGGCACAAGCACAACGTGCTATTGGTACTAATAGTGTTGATAGGTATACAAGTTCTATGGGCATGATTGCACAGATGAAACCAGACGTTTTAGATAAGTTTGATTCTGATAAATGGGCAAATGAGTATGCAAATATGCTTGGTATTAGTCCAGAATTAGTAGTAGCTGATAAAGAAGTTGCAAGAATACGTCAAGAAAGAGCAAAAGCACAGCAAGCGATGGCGCAACAACAGGCACAACAACAAGCTGCTGACAACATGGCAAAAATAGGTAAGAATGATGCAGGTAATATGCAAGACATATTAAACCAGTTTAGTGGTTACAATTCACCATCACCTTTGGAGGTATAGCATTATGGATTTAATTGATTTAAAAAAAGATCCACAACCTGTTGACAGTAATGAGATGTACGAAGAGCCAATGTATAGCTACGGTTTGTGTATATCGTTAGGTAGAGAAGAGTTAGAAAAGTTAGGTATAGAAAAATTACCAGAAGCTGGTAGTGAGATGATGATTAAAGGTATAGCTTATGTCAAAACTGTTAGAGAAAGTAAAGAAAAAGATGGTGTTGAACAGAATGTAGAACTACAAATAACAGCAATGGGTATAGAATCATTTGATAAAAGTGGTGATCAAGCTGATGGATTGTATGGTGAGAAGGCATCTGCCCCACCAAAGGCAACACCTGTTGCTAAAACTCCAACTTATTTAGCATAGGAATTTATTATGGCTGATCCAAATTTTACAAAGATGTCTCCTGACTACAAAAAAAGGTTTAGAGAGATGATTGAAAAAGATAGAAAAGAAAAGGAAAAGAAAAAACAAGAAAAAATGCAAAAAGAAGCTAATAAAAAAGCACAAAAAGCAGCACAAAAGGCATCAGAAAATCAAAGGAAAAAAACCCAAACAACAAGGCGAGAAGAAATTGCAGACAAACTGTATGGAGGTAATAAATAATGTTTGGTAAGAAAAAAGAAAGCAAAGAAGGTGTTATAACAAATATTCAAAGAAGAAAAATACAATTAATAAAAACTAAAATGGATGCAGGTATGGCATCAGAAAAAGATAAAAAAGATTTAGATAAACTACAAAAACTTTACCCATCAATGTTTAATTAATTATGAGCTTATACGAAAACATCCACGCAAAACGTAAAAGAATTAAAGGTGGTTCTAAAGAACGTATGAAAAAAAAGGGTGAGAAGGGTAGACCTACACCTCAAGATTTTAAAGATGCTGCAAAAACTGCAAAAAAAATGTACCCAAAACAAAAATAGGTGTGACCGTAACACGGTAGTGACTAGATATATTAGAGCATGAGCGAATACAATCCTCTCGATCTCAAAAGTCAACAAAAATCTAAAGACAATAAAAAGTCTGCTGATAGAATTGACCGACAGAACGAAGAATCGGATATTAAATGGCTCATGAGCAGCAAGAGGGGTCGCAGATTAGTCTGGAGACTTCT